TATTCTATAAATGGCGAAGTATTGCCATATAATAACGTAAGAATGACAAGAAAGAACGTAATCGTGGTGGAAGTGATCACAAATAAAGGTTCGGTTATATGCACCCCAGATCACCGATTTCTAACCAATGAAGGTTGGGTTCAAGCAGCAGACCTACACAGGTGCCGATTGATAAATAATATTGTCATCAACCAACAAGTAGGAGAATATAAATGGACCCAACAATCAGAGATGAAAGATGTCAAGAGTTCAATGGACAACGGTTCTTCAGACAGGGGAATGGGTATTTTGGAAACACCTGGCTTACAACAAAAAGATTACATCAACTTGTTTGGGAGTATAATAATGGACCTATTCCCAAAGGATTTCATATTCACCATATCGACCATAATAAATCGAATAATAAACTCGAAAATCTGTCGTGCCTTACTGTCGCCGAGCACCGTAAGTTTCATTACAACCCAAATGTTAAGTTTGGAGAGTTATGCAGGGCCAAAGCAACTGAATGGCATAAATCACCAGAAGGACGGGAATGGCATCGCGAACATGCCAAAACTGTATTCAAGAACAAAGAAAAATCAATCTTTATCTGCAACCAGTGTGGAGAACAGTTCCTCGGATACGATGAAAGATCAGGAATGTGTGGTCAAAGTTGTAGAAAACGAGCTGGACTTGGTTTGCTTGGAGGTCCGAAGCGTAGAGGTGGCAGAAGACGTCTATTGCCTATCAGTTCCTAAAAACCACGCATTCACCATAGGACCTGGTATTATTTCACATAACTGTGATGCTCATGGGTATTTCATAGAATATCGATATCCTATCACTCGTGGTGGTACTATCCATACGTTCTAATATAAATAAAGATTATAGTCAAAAATGAATGCCGGATGGCTCAAATCTAACCCTTTGGATGAAATATGACACAACCTACAACTGAAACAGTCAATGGACTAACCCTCGAGCAATGGGCTGGCTTACTGAACACTAATATGTCTGTCAAAGCAAAAAGAGCTCTTAACTATTATGACGGATTACAAGAAGAAGAAACAATTAAGCTATTAAATGACCCAAATAGAGGCCGTAAGGAATGGCAACAACGAGGATTTATCCCAAGATATAGAAACATCACCAAGATGGTTGTCGATAAATCTGGATTAATCTTTAAGGATGCTATGCCAGTATTCGATATCTATCAAGACAAAGATACAGTAAATGAACAGGCAACCCAACTATTCAACGATGCCCTGTGGACCTTAGAGTTTCAGGAGACCTTGGTAAATCTCGATGCCGTTGTTCGCTTGCTTAAATCAGCATGCCTGTTATTTCAGACAACAGAATATGGACTTACAACTGATATTCTACACCCAGGCAATGCCCAAGTTGTATTAGATCAAACAACCAAACAACCAACCGGATTGATTTATGAAATAAGCAAATCAGACAGCGTACAATCGTACAGGGTTATCACTGACCTGGAAGTCATTGATTTGGAAGCGGTAAATGGAACTATCAGCATTACCTCTCGAGTGATAAACAGTTATGGATTTATCCCAATCTGTGTTTTCTATGACACCTCGACACCAAGAAACACCTTCTGGAACCCATTATCTTCAGATTTGATTTCAATGAATGAAATGTTAAACTTACACCTTACTGATGCCGAGTTTGCTATTTCATGGGCGGTTCGACCAACACTATTCACAAACTGTAAGTTCGTAAATGAAGGCGGTTCTACCAACTTAGAGGTTTCAAATAGAGGTTCTAAGTTACCAAGATTAGAAGCATCATTACCAACTGTTCTTGGTGGCCCAGACAGAGGAATATACCTTGACAGTCATGGCGTCGATGGACCATTCATCGAATATAAGACACCAAATGTCGAAATCACCGCCGTATCTGACGCCATTAGTGGTTGGATCTCGTCAGTAAGTCAAGATTGGTCTGTTAAGATTAAAACGGCCGGAGAAGGAAGTGCAAACTCAGGATTTCAACTTGTTGTCGAAGAACTGGACAACCTTACCTTACGACAACTTCGTCAAAAGATGTTTGCTAATGGTTTCAAGCGTATGTACAAAGTTCTATCAAAACTCAGTGTATTCACCGGGTTAAATATGCCATATGAATATGAACTATTTGCTACCTTCAATGACCCTAAACTACCAGTAAATCAAAAAGAAAATGAAGAAGTTTGGAGTATTCGAATAACAGAAGGAAGAGCTACTGTTATTGATTACTTTATGCAAGAAAAGGATATGTCAAAAGAAGAAGCTGAAAAGAAATGGCAGGAAATAAAGCAGTTTCAGGATATAAATAAACCCAAAGAAGAAGTTATAAATAAAGAACCAGCATTAAAGAAAGTAAGTTCAGAAGAACCACTAACAGATTAGGAGACATACCATGGCAGAAGCCAACTTAGAGGAACAAACAGTCATTACACCAGAAGATGAAAATGACGAAAATAAAGAACAGACACCAAATCTTACATTAGAAGAAGCTTTAAGCAAACTTGCTGAGCTCGAAGAAAAATATAATCATAACTCAGACCCTCTTAAGAAGGTTCGGAAATATGAAAAGAGCAATAAACAAGCGGCCGAACAAGCTCTATTAGAACAGAGTAAGTATAAAGAATTGTACGAAACTGTCAATGAGCGAGCAAATAGGTTGCAACAACAGATTAGAACCCAATCAGTCAATCAGACACTGGACGGTATTCTGAAAGAAGAAGGTGCGGATGCACCAAACACTATCAAAAAACTCATCGACTACTCAAAAATTGAAGTGGATGATGATGGAAATATCGATATTAAGTCGATTGATGACCAAATCAAGGCGCTGAAGAAATCTGATCCTATCTTATTTAAGAAGGAAAAGCCTACAGCACCGCCGGTTAAGAGGGCTACGGATGGAACCCCAACAAACGGTTATGAACAGGAATTAAAAGCCGCAGTTGCCGCCAAATCACAAAAACAAGTTGAAGCGGTTATGCGAAAATATAACATTACTATTTAAGGAGACCAAACATGGCCGCTTTCACAACTAATCTATCAGGTACAACCCAAGTCGATGACACCATCGTACTCGCCTACGCTTCATCATATCTTATCGCCCAAGACCAGAACAACGTCATGGACCAGTTCGTCCAGTACAAGGAAGATATTGGTGCTAAATCAATCACTATCCCTAAGTTCGCCCGCCTTGCCGTTGCGACTACACCTCTTACTGAAACCGATGACCTTACTTCAGCAGCTCTTTCAGACACTGGCATCACACTTACCCCAGCTGAATATGGCAACGTGGTTACTACAACCTCACTTGCCTCACTTCAAACTGGCGGTAAAGTTAATGTTGCAGCCGCTCAAATCGTTGGTATCAACCATGGTCAAACCATGGATAAGCTCGCGCTCAACGCCGCGGAAGCTGGTTCTAACGTCTATATCATCGCTGGTACGGCCGAAGGTTCAGTGACCGCGGGTCAAGTTGCTTCAGGTACGTTCTTGAACTACTTCTACAACAAGCTCGCTCGCGCTTCTATCCCAACTATCAATGGCCTATATGTTATGGTCGCCCATGACGACGTCATTGCTGACCTTCGCGCTGATACCGGTACTGGTTCTTGGACCGATGTCGCAAAGTATGCTACACCAGAAACCGTTCTTAAGAACGAAGTTGGTATATACAAGGGCTTCAGAGTTGTACGCGATAACCAATGTGCTTTTGCTGACCAATCTGGTGCTGGTACTGTTGATATCTACAATAGCTATTTCTTCGGCTTCAACGCTCTTGGTAAAGCTACTTCACAGACTGGTAAGATGGTTGCTACCGGACCTTTCGATAAACTCGCCCGTTTTGTAAATCTTGGTTGGTATGAAGTAAGCCAGTACAAGATCATCGATACCGATGCTATCTGGACCGGACGTTGTGCTTCAAGTGTTTCTTCAGCTAACGCTTCCTAACAGACCTATGTAAGACCATAGCAAGAGGGCATAAACAACCCTCTTGCTCTTTACTTAAGGATATTCTATGCCTATATTCGAGTTCAAATGTCAGTTGTGTCATAATCGAGTTGATAAGTTAATGAAAGAACCCAAAGAAGTTATCAAATGCCCAAAATGTCATAACGACGCAATTCGGCAATTCAGCGTTCCCGCATTCAACTTTACAAACGGAGTTGGAACCTCAATGGGTAATTTAATGAGCGTACCTCGACATGGTTAAGAAGGCATCCGTAGAATATAATATCCGCAAGTATGTGGCAACTGATAACATTTCCGCCTCAATCAATAACAGACAGATTAAGCTCAAACGTGAGGATAGAATATTACTTTCCCGTTTTGAGGCCGAGGTTCTTAAATTATATGTTATTCAACTTAACGAAGGCGAAAATTAAATGACACTTATCTTAGAAGATGGAACAAAACCAACTGGAGCAAATGCGTATGTCGATATTGATTATGCTGATGATTACTTTACCTTGTATGGTAATCTTGATTGGAATGGCACCGATGATGAGAAAACTACCGCTATTATCCTGGCTACTCGCAATCTTGATCTATTGTATGGCGATTATTATCTTTCAGGAGTAGTACCTGGCTCGACCCAATCATTATTGTTCCCACGATACGCTTTCTATGACAATAATCTTCGATTTGTTCCCTCAACCGTGGTACCCCGACCAGTTAAAGAGGCCACCTGTGAATTGGCATTACGAGTATTAACCCAACAGGAAAGTTTCCCAACAAACACTGTTGATAATGTTGAGGACGAGGTTGTCAAAATTGGGGACATATCATTTACAAACAAACTTAAGAAATCACCCCAAACTGGTCAAACTATATATCAAGAGTTCTATTTGATTGAAAAAATATTAACGGACGTTCTTAAGAAAAAGTCGTCAAATATCGGTTTTGTGAGGTAATATGAAGATTAACTTTACCACCAACCAGAAGAAAATCAATGAGTTAATAGAACTTTATGGTGAGAGTGTTTCATTAGA